GCGTTTAGTGGTGGAGGTACTAAAGAAGAGTTTATTGATTTTATGCGATGGGGAAGCAAGGGATACTCGTTCGATGCTATGAAGAATAAGGTGCTGAATGATAAGACATTAAATCACGGTCTTGCCGCTGTAAATCAAGTGTCTAAAATTATCGGCTCCAAAAACCCTCAAGCAATTCTTGAATTTATGAGTGATAAAGAAAATCACGATGAATTAAATCGTGCGATGCTTGCTCGTAATTTGGGTGAATTTGATGATAAAAAATTCGATGATTCAATTAGTATGTTGATTGGTAGTCCTGCTTCCAAAAACAATCCTACACCGACAGGAATGCACGCTGAGATAGCACAGAAAACAAAAAATCAAAAAAATAAGACCACAATAGTTCCAAGTGAAACTGACGCAATAACAAGAATGTTGCAGTTTGGTGGCGACTTACCAGCCTCGCAAAAAGAAAATGAATTGATTACAGAATTGACTGAATTAAACCAATTTTTTGCTAACGCACAAACACCACAAGAAAAGTTTTCTTTGAGAGAAGAAATGATGGGTAAAGAAAAAGAATTAGCGACTATTCAACAAAGAATTGCCGATAATACGAATAAAAAGCAAAGTAGTCATTGGGAAAAAGATGCAAATAGAACTCAACAATTGATGAGTGGTCATCGAATGACAATTGCACAAGTAGCCCGTGACATCATTCTTCCTAAGTATCTTGAACACGACCCCGAAGCGTTTGACCTAAATAATCCTCAGCAGTTTATTGACAACAACGCACAACTCTTCCGTGATGCTCAACGATATATTCTCAATGTTCCTCATTCTGTACACGGAATACACACCGCAAACTACGGTATAGATGTAGATTCAAAGGTGAAAGGAAAGGGAACCGTCCCTTTTCATTCAACTGTAGCAAACCATCTTTCTACAGATGGAAAGATGATTGATGGAAACATGAGCGTTCCCGAAGTCTTGAAAATTCTTAATGTGGAAGCAACACCAGTCGCAAAGGAAAAGGCACGAGAATTGATTGATGCTTCATTAAAATCAAACACACCACTCTTTGCATCCACTGTGAAAGACATTCTCACCAGTGGGAAAGTTGAAGGTTTCCAAGGTATCAATCTCAACCACTTTTCAAATGAAGAGTTGATGGGTAAACCCGAAGAAGAGTTGAGTGATGAAGAAAGATTTTACCGAAGTGTGAGGGAAAATGGATACCATCAAACATTCAAAGAAACTCACGCTGGAATGGATACCAAACAATCAAGAACTCACTTTTCACATGCAATACCTCGTGGTGTTGCCATGCAACTTAACCCACAGCAATTCCAAATGTCGCTTTTGTCTGCTGGTTTAGGTGTTATTACAGGAGATGTACATAATGCCAAAGGTACTGCGAGTAAAACAAAAGCCCGTAAAACAAATGAAACAAAGAATAATCTTGATACTATTGTGCACTTTGACCCAAGAATTTTAGATGATGAAGATGGAATCTTTACTCCGGGTGAGGAAGTTGTTGAGTCTGCTGGAATGGGGCAACGACCAGTAGGAGCACCTAACCCAAATAACACTTCAATTATGGATACCTTTGATTCGGGTGCGTGGCATCACGGATATGAAGCATCACCTACTCTTGGAGCAGAATTTGATGCACAGGGTAATGTCATGGTAGGAAGTAATGTGAAAACAGGTCTTTACCATAGTGTACCCGAAGAACTTTCCGCAGTTGTACATGGGAAGGATACTGTACAAAATGTGTGGGGTAACGCACCACCTCCAATGTATCCCGATAACCCTCATCAAAGTATGAACATGGAAACCGCTGAAACTGCCAGCGAAGTACCATACACTGTTTCTGCCAGTGAAATGACCGAGTTGATTACTTCAATGCTTGACCCCGATGTGTTACTATCCAAAGGTGATGACGCTAAATGGAGTCCACCCGTTAGACCTATGCACCGTATTTTTGAAATGAGTGACCTTGAGCACTTAAGAGGATTTAGCGGTTCATGGGTAGTGAGTAAATGGTACAATGGCAAAAGAATTGTTATTGTACGCAGTGATGATGAAATTACAGCGTATGATGAGAATGGTCGGAAGAAGGGACTTCGTAAGGCAACCAAAGAAGCACTCGATAAGATGAATGACAAGAACTACACATTGGACGCTATACTTGGAGAAGAAGAACTCAACATTATTGACATTCTCAATTATGATGATACAAATGTGGCTGAAATGGCTTTGTTTGAGCGACTTAAGATTCTTCGCTCACAGTTTGATAGTCAAGAACATGTAATAGTACCCGGACCTCACGACACTCGTATGACTGACGATGATGGACTTGAAGAGGCTGTAAAGAATTTACAAGATGACCATGAAAACATACTACTTCGTGATAACAAATCAACATACATGCGTGGAGAGCGGCGACACCCAAAGTGGATTGTGTATCGAAGCACTCGTGATTTCAACTTTATCGTTCTTGACCGTCGTGGGAAAGGACCGTTTACTTATCAGTTAGGTGCAGGACCAATTCTTGAAATTGATGGGCTTGGAAACAGGGCAATCGAACATAAGGGTGAACAGTACATGGATGTGGGTACAGCACATAATCAATCTAAAACATTCAAAATAGGTGATATTGTTCGTGCTTCCGTTACAGGAATTTCAAAGAAGAATCGAAAGAATCGTCCGGTGTACAATGTGCAATTCAAACAACTTGAAGGTGAGGGTGAAGGTGAGGGTGCCGCCAGCACAGAATCACTCGACTTAATGACAAAAGCGTTTGAGCCGCTACTAATTCCTCATGACATAGAATGTAGTGATGGTGAAATACAGATTATCCTTAAGGACATTGATACTGTTCGTTACCAAGTTGAAGACTTGGACGGTATGTGGTGTGTACATTCCCCAAAAAGCACAATGGGTGATATGATGAAGGGTGATTATCCTGTGGTCTTGGCTGAGAGCCTTTTGCCTTATTGGTCGAGTGTCGCTCCCCTTATGATGAAGGGTATCTTGACCAAAACGACTGAGGTGGATATGCCCAAGAAACCAACGGAAGAGGAAATGGATGAAAGTAGTGTTGGTATTCTTGAAGAAGATGATGATAGTCGTATTCTCAAACCTAATCAAACTAAGAAGGCGTTGGAAATTATTGTTCGTGCATTGGATAAAATTTCCAAAGAGAAGATGACATGGACAGGCCCGAAAGGTTTGGGTATTGATGTAGGGACTCCACAAGAGTCACCTCGTGGCCCTACACAACTACGAAATGAATCCACACTTCCCGATTTTGATGGTGAAAAGAAAAATCACGATGAAATAAAAGAGAAGAAAAAAGACAGACTGAACCACATAAAGGTGCAAACAGATGAAGGTGAAGATTTGTCTATAGACTACGATGGTGACCAACCATTAGTATCTCATTCTTAGCGTGTGGTATAAATACCATAACAATCAGTCGAATGGTTAATGCTCACCATGCAACGACCTACTGACGGTATCACTCTTCTCAAGAGTGGTAACGATTTGGTTGTCGCTGGCTACGCATCGGTTGAACTTGTTGACAAGCAAGGTGACCTCATTACCCGTGGAGCACTACGAGATGCTTTTGATGGGTTCATGAAAGGTGACAAATACCGCAATGTACAATTGGCACACTCCAACATTCAAGTTGGTGAAGTAATTGACAATTACATTGATTCAAATGGACGAATGTGGAAATCCGAAGTAGATGACACAGGAATGTTTGTTGTAGTACAACTCCGCAATGATATTGAGAAGGCCCGTGAAGTAGCCGCTGAAATCCGCAAGGGCAACCTTCGTGGATTTTCTATTGGAGGACAAGCATTCAAGCGAGTGCGAAAGTCCGACATGGAAAAAGGTGATTACCAAGAGATTTCAAAAATGGAATTGCATGAGGTTACGATTTGTGAAAAGGGGATTAACCCCGAAGCGCAATTCCGAATTTTGAAGGAGGACACCACTATGACACAAGATAACAGTGATTTGAACGGCATTATGTCGAGGCTTGAAGCACGATTGGACGCAATGGAAAAGGGAGAACTACCTCCTGCCCTCCGTGAGCACATGAAGGGTAAAGAAGGCTCCGATGAAAAAGACGAAAAGAAAGAAAAGAAAACCGAAGAAAAAGGTGACGATGAAATGAAAGAAGACAAAGATGATGAAAAGATGTACAAGGGTGAATACAGCGATGTTATTTCCTCCGAATACCTATCTTGGATGGAAAACACTCTCAAATCTGCTGGTGTTGACACCATGGGCGCACGAAACCACTTCGACAACTTGGAGAAGGCACAACTTGGTGGCTTCGACAATCCCGATGCCGTTGACGGTGCTGACTACTTTGGTGGTCAAGTCCGTGGCCGAGGACAAGAAGCAGGTTCACCATCTACTGGTGCAATCAACGCTATCACCGCATCCGGTGGAAAGACCCCATCCGGTGCTCTCGGACCTGCAACTCTCTCTAAGGGATACCTCAACTCAAACAATGTTAGCGATGCTGATATTGAAGCGGCTTACGAAGTCTACAAAGCCGCCGCAAGCGAACAATATTTCCGCAACGACCTTGAAGGACACTTTGCAAAGCGTTTGGAAAACGAAATGCAAGTAGCAAAGTCACAACAAGAAAAGGCCGCTTTCGACGCACGAGAACCACTTTCGGCTATCGTGAAGTCTATCGAACAACTATCCGACCGAATTGACAACATTGGAACTGGTGGCTCAACCTCCATCCAAAAGTCCGTTTCTTCCGTCGATGTACCTTCCACGCAAGACCTCGCCAACATGGGTTGGGATGAGGTTCATTCGCTTGCACAGCGAACCTTGCGAGGGGCTTGAAAAATAAAATAAATGAGGTGAACAATTATGGCACGAGACTATATCCGAAACATTACAGACATGGAACGCTACTACTACGGCGCAGGTAACTCAATGGGTTACTCATACTCCGGTAGCGAACTACTCAAGGCAGACGCACCAATGCTCTCGACTACTGCTGGTACTTACCAAGCAATCTACGGTCGAAAGGTTTGGAGCCAGTTGAACCAAGAGTTCAACGCCTTCTCAATTCTACCAAAGCGACCATGGGAACGCAGTGGATGGCGAGTCATCACTGAGCGACCTTCGTTTGCTGTTGGCGGCGGTGTTGCAGAAAACGCAACTCTACCGGACACCACCAAGCCTACCTTCCAGCACATTGCCGCAAAGCCGAAGACTGTGGTTCACACCTTCGACATGAGCGAAACCGCTATGTTCCTCTCCGACAAGGACGACGGACTTGGCGACATTCGTGCTATCCTTAAGGAAGAAATGGGTAAGCACCACGCCGAGCACATCAACAAGATGCTCACTGTTGACAAGGCTACTGTTGCCGGAAACGACTTTGAATCTCTTGACCGTGTGACTACTGGTGCCTCCGCTGGCTCCGCAGAAGACATGTACAGCATTGACCGAAGTGCAAACTCTTGGTCCCTTGCAGAACACGATGAGAACTCCGGTACTGACCGAACTCTCTCCCTCGACCACTTGGACAACTTGTTCCAAAAGTGCTGGACTCGT